TGCCGAGCAGCGGGCTGCGCAATTGGAGCGCGAATTCAATGAGCTGAAGGGGAAAATCGCGCCAACTCAGGCCGAGCCGGAAGCTCCGAAGAAGCCCGATCGGCAGAATTTCGCCAGCGAGAACGAGTATGTCGACGCAATGATCCAATGGGGCGTCGATCAACGTTTGGCCGAAAAGGCCGAAGAAGACCGGAAGGCGAGAATCGAGCAAGAGCGCGCGAAGATGGTCGAGGCTGCTGAATCGCGCATTAATCGAGCGGCCGAACTCGTGCCAGATTTCCGGGAAGTGGTCGGGGGTGTCGATGCGGAAGTGCCGCCGGCCGTCGCTGGATATATGCAGAAATCGGAAATGTTCGCCGAGATCGCTTATCACTTGGCCAAGAACCCCGAAATCCTGGTATCACTCGCGAAGCTCGCACCTGATGAGCAATTAGTGAAAATTGGCCGAATTGAGAGTACGCTCTCGCCATTCGAGCCTAAAACGGCTCAGAACGACAATACGTCGAGCAAGAATTCTTCAAACGGCCAGGACAACCCTGCACCGAGCGCAAATACAGACATTGATCTGAGCAAGCCGCGTGGCAAAGCGGCCCCGGTGATTACGCCGTTGGATGGGACTGGTAGCGGTGGCATCTCGAAAGACTCGAAGGACATGAATGTCCGGGAAGCAATCGAGGATTATGCCAAGCGCAATCGCGTCAATCTCGGCATTCGCAAGCGGCACTAAGCTGCATCATCGGTAGGCCCTAAGCCGCGCATTTATTGTGCTTGCGCCGCACGGCGCGTTTAGGAGCCTACCGTGGCAAACCAGCTTCTCACAATCAGCCAGATTACCAATCGGGCACTCCCGGTTCTGGCGAACTCCTGCATCCTCACGGATAAGTTCAATTAATGCATCGGTTGAACTAAAACTTCGTGAAATGCTGGAACACCCTAAAGCCGTAGTATACTGGTACTCCAACTTATCGGGGGATCAGGATGAACAAGCCTACGGATGTAACAATGGGCAATCAGCAGGCAAGCTCGGAGTCAATTCCTGGACTCCCTGAAGCCTCAACGATCATCGAAAGCGGCCCGGAAGGGCTTAAGCGAGTAGAGTACGGCCAAGCGGCCGGAAGCGCGAAGCGGATGGAACGTTTTTGGTCTAAGACCGAGGCAGCCGAGAATGGCTGTATCGTGTGGAAGGCCTGCAAGAATGGGTGGGGCTACGGCGTATTTGCTTTCAGCAGTGAGCGCAAATACATGCTGGCACACCGAGTAGCTTGGTTGTTTGCTGGAAATGGAGAAGTCCCGGAAGGAAAGATTCTGCGTCACAAGTGCGACAACCCTGCATGCGTGAACGTTGAACATCTGATTCTAGGCGCTCAAGCAGACAATATCGCTGACAAGGTTGAGCGGAATCGACAAGCCAAGGGAGTGAAACACGGCATGTCGAAACTGTCCGAAGACCAAGTTCGCGAAATCCGGACCCTGAAAGGTACAGGGAAAGAGATAGGCAAGCGATTCGGAATCAGTGCAGTCATGGTCAACTACATTCGATCAGGCAAGTCTTGGGCCCATGTCCGATGATATGATCTCCCCCCCGTCGAAAGGCGGGGCAGCCGAAAGGCGGGTAGGGATAATAGCGAATCCCTATTGAAGATACGGCGTCAATACGACAAAGAGTTCGGCCAGAAGGGCCGCAAGATCGGCGCGACCTGTAACGTTCGCCTGCCCCCGCGCTACATGGGTACGTTCGGCCCCGCGCTGAACGTCGAACCCAGTACGGAGAACTACGTACCGGTCAACATCCTGTATCAGTTCCACGTCGATATTCAGTTCAACACCATCAACATGCTGTTGGATATCGACGATTTCGAAGAGCGATTCATCCATCCGGCTTGCGTGACGGTGGGGAACCGGGTCGATTCGGACGGCGCGTATTTCGCCATGCAGAACACGGCAAATCGCCAGGGCACTCCCGGCACGACGCCCACTGCGTTCAAGAGCTTTTCGGACGCGCGCGCCATTCTGGTATCGGAAGGCATGCCGAAGGGAATGATGCCTTGCTCGGTGCTGCATCCGCTCGCATCTAGCTCGATGGCGGACAGCCTAAAGGGTCTTTTCAACCCGCAAGCGCAGATCGGCGAATTTTTCGAAGAAGGCATGATCGCTCGCAAGACGGCCGGCGCTGACTGGTTCGAAGACCCGAACATCGCGAACTACCTCACAGGTTCGTTGCTTGGTACGCCGGTCGTCAATACGACGCCCGGCAGTGCTTATCTGACCTCTGGCTGGGCGCAAACGGGCATCCTGACGCTCTCTGGTCTTACGGGTAGCTCGGCGTCGGCCAAGGTTGGCGATACGCTGCAAATCAGCAACGTCTATCCGGTCAACCCGCAGAACCGCGGCCGATATGGCAATTCGCTCAAGCAATTCGTGGTGCTGCCGCCGGGTGGCTATGCGCAGATGACGGGGTCCGCCTCTCCTGGAGGTCCCGCATTCACGCCAGCGACGCTCACGAACGGTACGTTCAATGCCACGACAGGGCTTTATACGGCGTCCTCGGGCGGCCTGGTCGATCTGACGATCGGTGAGGTCATCATCACTGGCGGTCAGTTCCAAAACTGCGTGCTGACCCCGGGCCAGACGCTGAATGGCCAAACGGTGACGCTCAACGGCGGAACGGCACTGAACACGTCTTCGACGGAAAACCTGTACTTCCATCGTGACGCGTTCGCTCTGGCGTTCGTCGATCTGCCGCTGCCGCGCACCGCGGTCGAGGCGAGCCGCGCATATGACGAAGACCTCGGTCTTTCGATTCGGGTCGCGACGCAATACACCATCAACAACGATGCGGAACCAACACGGATGGACGTGGCTTACGGATTTTCGAGCCTCTACCGTTCGCTCGGCGTTCGCGTCTCGGGCTAAGGAGCTGACATCATGGCATTCCCTTCGACAACGAACGTTGACGGCTCCAACCCGGGGCCGAACGTATCCAATACCCCGGATACCGTACAAAGCCCGATCGGCAATATCATCAAGGTCGGCATCTTTTCGATCTCGCTGACGCCTTCGGCTGTTTCGACTATCACGGCACCGGTCCAAACCTTCGCGGCAACGGGCATTGGTCTGCTGACGACCGATACTGTGGTTGTGACGCCTCCGGGTACCACGGCTGGTGTGGCGCAGGCGGCAACCTATGTGTCGGCCGCCGATACGCTCGCCATTCAATTCGTGAACCCGACTGCGGGTTCGTTGACGCCTCCGGCCGGCATTTACAAGGTGACGGTCTTCCGCGTACAACCGAACTGGACTGCGCCGGCATCGGGCAACCAGATGGATTGGTAAGGAGTCTCCATGAGCCAAGGTCGCGCATATGGTGTATTCGCCGGGAACGTTCAATTTCAACCCGGCGATTACTATCTGGAGTCCGCCGCAACGCTTCCAGCTGGAACGGTTGTCAGCCAAGCGGGTTCGGCTGTGGCGCCCATCGTCACGCAATTGGTGAATATCACAGCCGGCGCGGCCGGATCGGCTCAATTGCCCGTCTCAATGGCGGGTAATTCGATCACCGTGCATAACATTAGCGCAAACAATGTGACGATTTATCCGAATCCGGGCGGTACTGGTTCGGAAACGATCAATGCATTGTCGGCGAATGCTGGGATCGTGATGGCTACCAACACATCTACGACCTTCACATGCGTCTCGCCGGGTCAGTGGTACACCGTGCCGCGCGTGCCGAGCTAATCGGAAGCGGGGACTTAGGTCCCCGCATTCTCGGAGAGGGTTATGGATAAACCGTTCACTCCTACCGGACCGTCGATTTTCGTTGGGAATACCGCAACGCAAATCGGGGCGCTCGGCTATGCGGGCAATTGTTGGCGCGTGCAGAATCTTTCCACCTCGGTTCAATATTTCACGCATGGGCAG